AACAATCGATGGCAAATTCAAACAGAGTATTCGTTTCTCCAGGTGTCTACACATCTGAGAAGGATCTAACATTCGTAGCACAAAGTGTCGGAGTAACAACATTGGGATTAGCAGGTGAAACCTTAAAAGGTCCCGCTTTTGAACCAATTTTAGTAGGAGACTTCGACGAATTCAAAACATATTTTGGTGGTACTTCTCCTGAAAAATACGGAGACGGTTCTAATAACCCAAAATATGAATTACCTTACGTAGCTAAATCTTATTTACAAGAGTCAAATCAATTATTCGTAACAAGAGTACTTGGATTGACAGGATATAAGGCGGGTAAAACATTCGCAATAAAAACATTAGGTGGTATTTCACCAACGGGTGCAACTTGGGATGCGAGTTATAGTACATCTGGAAGTACTACTATGTCCGCAACAACTGCAACAATCACTGGAAGTACAATATTCGGTGAGTTATCTGGTAAAACTTCAACAGAAGGTGTATCAATAACAAGTTATATAGTTTCAAATTTTAGTGGTTTTACTACAACAGATGATGGTAAATGGTTTACAATAGGGTTAATACCTTCAGGCGTAACTTTACCTAGTACAACATTACAAGTGGTATCACCTTTAACGAGTAAACTATATAGTGAAACTCCTAATAATAAAGAATGGTATAATACTTTCTTCAATTCAGGAGCAACTATAAATCAACTTTATTCATATAAATTTGTATGGAATTCAGGTTCAACTAGATTTGATGTTGTAAAATACACATTCGGTGCCGAAGTAAATACTGATTACGATAACGTATCTGTATTAACATTAAGATCAAGAGGTCGTTACGTTTCAGAAGTATTAACTTATGAAGTAACAGGAACCACACAAGTTTCATTAGCAGAAGTTACAGATATTGAATTAAACCCATTAGGTGAATTCCAAATTAATGTAACAGGTTTAACGGGTGGAGCGAAATCATTTAATTGTACATTAGATACATCATCAACAAAATATGTTAAAAAAGTATTAGGTTCTGATGTATTCGATAAAACATATACTGATTTTCCTATTTATGTATATGAATCTTATCCTAATTTAGTTAAGGCAGCGTATGAAAGAGGTTTAATTAGAGGTTTAAGTACCACTAAAGTATTCAACGACGAAGGTTCTAACTTTATTGGTCAATGGTCAACATCTTTATCACCAATGGTGGTTTCAGAGGTTCGTGGTGGAAAAGTTTCTGATTTATTTGAAGTAATTACAATTTCAGACGGAGAAGGTTCTAACTATCAAGTTAAAATAACAATTCAAAATATTAATTTGGATTCAGGTGAATTCGATGTTGTTGTTCGTGATTTTAATGATACTGACGACAATATGGTAGTTCTTGAAAAATATTCAAGATGTTCAATGAATACTGAGGCACCTGGATTTATTGGTAGAAAAATTGGTACGGCGGACGGTGAATATGAATTACGTTCAAAATACATAATGTTATCTTTGGCTGATAATCATCCATCAGATGCGTTCCCAGCTGGTTTTAAAGGATTTGTTAACAATGAAAACTTTAGTGGAACAACAGTAGGTAGTATTATTTATAAAACTGATTATAACGATGCTGGTGATGTTGTAACATACAACGCAGATGGTACCGAAAATATTGAAAGTGGGGATAAAGTTAAAAAGGTAATGTTAGGTCTTTCATCTCAAGTTGGGTATGATAAAGATTTATTCAAATATAAGGGTATTGATGGTGACACAGAAACCTTTGGTTTCCACTTATCTGTTAATGCGATTGATATCACAGGAACTACGTACCAATGTACACCTTATGATTTAGAAGGTACTTCAAAAGGAAAATTAGATAATATTGCATATCGTAAATTTACATTTGCAACAGGTGGTGGTACAGATGGTTGGGATATCTATAGAACATCTAGAACTAATACCGATTCTTATATTTTTGGTAAAACAACTTACACAAACAATAAAATCGCTAATGGAGGTGTTTTCAGTCCTGATTCAGGTAATTCAGATTATTATGCTTACTTAGATGCTATAAACACATTTGCTAACCCTGAAGCGATTGATATTAACGTATTTGCAACTCCAGGTATAAACTTCAACGACCACAGTTCTTTAGTTAATCAAGCAATTGATATGATTGAGAATGATAGAGCGGATTCATTATATATAATGAACTCACCTAACGTTACAGGTACAACAGCGGCAGAACAAGTTGTTGGTTTATTAGATGACGTAAGTATCGACTCTAACTACTCAGCAACATATTGGCCTTGGATTCAAGTAAGAGATACGGATAACGCAACTCAACTTTACATTCCACCAACAGGTGAGGTATTGAAGAATATTGCATTAACTGACAATGTTTCTTATCCTTGGTTCGCAGTTGCGGGTTATTCAAGAGGTTTGGTAAATGCAATTAAAGCAACCAAAAAATTAACTCTTGATGAAAGAGATGAATTATATAAGAATAGAATTAACCCAATTGCAACATTCTCTGATACAGGTACCATTATTTGGGGTAACAAAACGTTACAAGTTAGAGAATCTGCACTTGATAGAATCAACGTAAGAAGATTATTATTGAGAGCAAGAAAATTAATTTCTGCAGTTGCGGTTAGATTACTATTTGAACAAAATGATGAGCAAGTAAGACAAGAGTTCTTGAGACTGGTTAACCCTATCTTGGATTCAATTAAGAAAGAAAGAGGTTTGTACGAATTCAAAGTTACTGTTTCCAGTGACCCAGAAGATATTGATGCAAACACATTGAGAGGTAAAATCTATATTAAGCCTACTCGTTCTCTTGAATTTATTGATGTTGAATTTGTAATCACTCCGACAGGAGCTTCATTTGAGAATATCTAATCTAAAAGGAGATATAAAAATAGGAAGGGGGTCTTTGGACCTCCTTCTTTATTTGTGGAACGTTCCATGTGGAACCTTTTGTATAATGATTGGATTGTTTTACTGCACCCAGTATATACTAGTATTATCTAGAACTGGTTATACTAGTATTTATTTAATATTCAATAAATTATTAAAAACTAGATATATTATTTATTACTGGAACTGGAATACTGGAGGGTTTGTAAAAAACTACGAAAAATAATTGATAAAATCAAGTACCTAACCAAAAATAAATTTATTTCCAAATAACATATATTTATAAGAAGTATAAAATAACAAAAAATTTAACAAATACAAAATGGCAGATTTACTAATGAAAATGCCGGTTCCTTACGAACCGAAAAGACAGAACAGATTTATTCTTAGATTCCCTTCATCTTTGGGAATTAACGAGTGGTATGTATCTTCAACAAAAAGACCTTCAGCTAAAATTAACTCAACAGAGATTCCTTTCTTGAATACTTCAACTTATGTTGCTGGTAGATTTACTTGGGAAGAAATGAGTGTTACTTTTAAAGACCCAATCGGTCCTTCAGCTTCTCAAGCATTAATGGAATGGTTCCGTTTACACGCAGAATCAGTAACAGGTAGAATGGGATACGCTGCTGGGTACAAAAAAGACATTGAACTTGAAATGCTTGACCCAACGGGAGTTGTTGTTGAAAAATGGATTATCCAAGGTTGTTTCTTAACAAGCTTAAACTTTGGTGATTTAGATTACAACAATGATGCTTTAGCTCAAATTACTTGTAACTTGAGAATGGACCGTTGTATCCAAGTATACTAATAGTTTCTATTTAATACTAAAACCGATAATCAAATTAGTAAATCTGTCTAATGGGTTATCGGTTTTTTTATGCAAAAACTTTACTTTAATCTACTTATAGTTTAAATTGTACTATGGAAGAATTTAGAATTGACCCCAACATTGCTTATGATGTAGTTGAATTACCTAGTAGAGGTATTCACTATACAAATAATAAAAAATCGGTGAGAATTGCATATCTAACCGCAGCGGATGAAAATATCCTATCGTCCCCAAGTTTAATCGCAACTAACAAAGTTGTTGATGAATTACTAAAAAGAAAAATTTTAGATAAAGATTTACCTATTGATGATTTGGTTGAAGAAGATAGACAGGCTATTTTAATATTCTTAAGGAATACCTCATTTGGAAGTGATTATAAAGTTACGTCAACGGACCCAAAAACAGGGGAACAGTTTGATTTTGAATTAGATTTATCAACAGTAAAAACAAAAGACTTTAAATTAGTTGCGGATTCAAATGGTGAATATTCTTATTTCATGGAAAAATCAAAATTAGACATCACATTTAATTTTTTAAATAAGAAACAAGAAAAGGAAATAGACGCAATTAGAGATAGTTGGAATGGTAACGGAGTGGCTCCAATTATAACTAAACAACTTGAAATGATGATTAAATCGGTTGCTGGTAATAAAGACCTAATGAATATCAGAAACTTTATTGAAAATATGCCAATTAAAGATTCACAAGATTTTAGAAAATTTATCAACGAAAATAAACCAGGGTTAGACTTAACCCAAAAAGCAATCACCCCGTCAGGAGACACAATCCAAGTTGAAATTGGATTCGGGGTTGAGTTTTTTCGTCCTTTCTACGGATTATAAAAAGGGACAGTTAGACGAGATTTTATTTTTAGTTAAAAGAGGATT